TGATAACTATACTATAGGTGGCGCAAAGCCATACACATCAGAAAAGTATTTTAATAATGGTTTAGATCACATGAGGTCTACAATGTATCATGAATTTGGCCATCATATTCATCAATACCTTAAAGCGCAAATTACATCAAACGGGCATTTAGTTGGAAGGCCAACTGAAGCTAAAGTAAAAAAGTATTTTTTAAGTAAGTTCAAATTTAAAAAGAAAAGAGAAAAAATCTTTTCAACACGCTATGCAGAACAAGATGCTTACGAATGGTTTGCTGAACAATTCAGCTTGTTCGCAATGAATAGAAAAGATGATTTAGTAACGACAGAGTTTTTAGAATTGTTGGAGGAATTATTTAATGGCAAAAAATTTAGATAAAATAAACGATATATTGGCAAAAGATGAAAATATAACAAAAGATGATTTTAAAGAAATACAAAGATTATTTCCTTTATTAGATTATAGAGAGCAGGGTATAGAAAGTATTATTATGGGAAAATTAGAAAGACTTTGGCTTTCAAAACTAATAGACTTTAAGCCAACACAACTAGCCTTTGACCCGTAATGGTGTTATGTGTTAGATTGTAGGCAATAATTTGGAGTATTCTATGCCATTACCAAAACCTAGTTTGGGGGAAGATCGACAAAGCTTTATTGATCGCTGTGTTGGTGATGACAAGATAACAAGTGAATATACGGGCAATGATCAGAGGATTGCGGTTTGTATCAGTCAGTTTGACGAGGGCAAAAAAATGACAGATGAGGTCGGTGTTGATCTTGATCACCAAGTTGAAGATCATGAAATCAAAAGTGAACAAATAGATGTAGCGTTTGAATACAAGACGGATAAGGATGAGGAAGCTCAAGGCGTTTTCTCTGGTTATGGTTCTGTATTTGGTAACAAAGACCTTGGTAATGACATTGTTGTCGAAGGCGCATTCGCTAAATCAATTGGAAGAAAAGGCGCTAAAGCCGTAAAACTTCTCTACCAACACAAACAAGATGAGCCAATTGGCGTATTTGACGAAATCATTGAAGATAAACGTGGTTTGAAGGTCAAAGGGCGCTTGGCAATGGGTACACAGCGTGGCCGTGAAGTTTATGAACTAATGAAGATGGGCGCGCTAGACGGGCTTTCTATAGGCTACAAGGTTGACCCAAAAAGTATTGAATATGATGATAAGGGCAAACGCCGTTATTTGAAATCCGTCGATTTGATGGAAATTTCTGCTGTCACTTTCCCAATGAACCCCCGCGCAAGGGTTCAGGCGGTTAAAGGCACAGATCGCACCATTCGGGAGTGGGAGGAAGTTCTACGGGATGTAGGAAACCTTTCACGGAATGAGGCAAAGGCGGCGGCATCAGCCGTTACCAAGGCACTAGAACAGCGGGATGCTGTGAAAGAGGAACAGCCTAAAGTTCTCGAAGCGTTAGACCGCTTTACTAACATCCTTAAATCCTAATTCTACGGAAGGAAAATAAAATGACAGAAGAAGTCAAAACAGCCGTAGACGCTATGGCAACGGCATTTGAAGAATTCAAATCAGCCAATGATCAGCGTCTTGCGGAAATCGAAGCTAAAGGTTCTGCTGATCCTTTAACTGAAGAAAAGTTAGCAAAAATCGAAGGTGATCTTGATCGCTTTGAGAATGTTAACCAGAAGCTTGTGCAACAGCAAAAACATGCTGAAGGCTTTGAAGCTAAGTTAAATGAAATCGAAACACTTTTAAAGCGCCCAGCTAATTTCATGGAAGCTAAAGAAGTAGACCTTTCATTGAAAGCATGGGACAATTTCATGCGTAAAGGCGAAAGCCAAATGGACCCAATGGAGCTTAAAGCTTTAACTGTGGGTACAGCGGCAACTGCTGGTAACTTAGCCCCTGCTGAATATGTTGAAGAGCTATTGAAGGTGATCACTGAGATTTCCCCAGTACGTTCTGTTGCTCGTATTCGTCAAACTTCAAACAAAGAAATTGAAGTTCCAAGCAAAACTGCATCATTTGCGGCGGCTTGGACTGCTGAAAGCGGTACTCGTTCAGAGACAACTGGCTACACAACTTCCTTGAACACTATCCCAACGCACGAAATGTACGCTTTAGTAGACATTTCATCACAGTTGCTTGAAGATAGCGTGTTTGACTTAGAAGCTGAAATGAACATTGAATTCGCTGAACAGTTTGCAAAAGCTGAAGGCGCGGCGTTCATTGCTGGTAATGGCACAAACAAACCAACAGGTATATCAAACGCAAATACAGTAGCTCATACAGCAACTGGTGCGGCTTCAGCGGCTATTTCTACAGATAACCTAATGGATTTGGTTCATGGCTTGAAAACAGATTATGCACGTAATGCTACATTCTTGCTAAATCGCAATACACTAGGTGTAATCCGTAAATTGAAAGACACTGCTGGTCAGTACATCTTCCAAACTGGTTTCTCTGGTCAGGCTGGCTTGCCAAACACAATCTTAGGTTCACCATATCTTGAGTGTCCTGATGTTGCTGATGCGGCTTCTGGTGCAAAATCAGTATATTATGGTGACTTCAGACGAGGTTACATGATTGTTGATCGTGTATCTTTATCAGTATTGCGTGACCCATACTCACAAGCTTCAACAGGAAACGTGCGTTATATCGCTCGTCGTCGTGTTGGTGGTGAAGTTGTATTGGCAGAAGCAATGCGCGTTCTAAAGCACGCTACATCATAAAAATGGTCGGGGGGTTTGCGCCCCCCAACTTTCAATAAGGGAGTACCCAGATGAAAATTACTATGATTAAATCATCAATTGGAATTACCAGAGAAGATGGCGCTGAAACGGCAACTTATGAAATTGGTAAAGAGTATAAGTCACAAGGTAAGTGGCAAGACGAAATTTTTAAAGGCTTCATAGACATGGGTATGGCTCATGAAATAGGCGGTAACGCAGGGCCGACGGAAACTAAAAAAGTTAGTAGCCCAAGCAAAGCAAAGAAATAAAATGAGAGGTTTTGGTAAATGTCAGGTTTAGAAATAGTAACTGGGCCAAGCATTGAGCCTATAAGCCGTGTGGAAGCGCGTGAGCAACTTAGGTTGGATGATGATATAGATGATAGCCAAGTACGTTCTTATATTACTGCATCCAGAATTTGGGCTGAAAATTACACGGGCAGAGCTTTAATTAATACAACATTTGCACAGCACTTAGATGGGTATGTTGACAACACCCCTGAACCTTATTGGGAAGGAATGAAAACAGGTCCTTCTTTAATTAAAAATATTTCAGAGATAGAAATAGCAAAAGCGCCAGTGGTTAGCGTAACAAATGTTAAGTATTACAAAGATGATAACACTGAACATACTTGGAATGCTTCAAACTATTATGTGGATATATATGGGGATGTAGGTAAAATTGTTTTGAGAGACAATGGAACATTCCCAAGCGATATAAGAGCTTCCAATGGTATTAAGGTAACTTTTGTAGCTGGTTATGGAGCAACACCTAATAGCGTTCCAGAGCCTATCAGAATGGCTATGATGCAGTATATGTCATTTATGTATGAGCATAGAGGCGATGATGAGGGCAGAAAAATTTCATTATCACCAATTATTCCAACTTTAATAAATCCTTATAAGGTTACAAGGTTCGGAGCTACACCATATAATAAAATGATCAGGTCAGGAATTGGTTAATGTCTATAGGCGCAATGCGGTCAAGAGTAGAGATACAAAAGTATACATCAACATCTGATGGTGGTGGCGGTGGCTCTGTGGCTTGGTCTAAAGTTGCCAGTGTATTTGCACAAATAACCCCTAAGACAGCTAGAAAAAATGAATTTGGTGAAGATAATCAGCAAAGAGAAGTGGTAACGCACCTGATAAGGATAAGATATAGAAGCGATTTCACAACAAAAAACAGAATTCATCAGACTTATTCTAGGAATGGTATAAGAGCTACAAGAACTTTTGCTATTAAAGGCATAATAAATGTTGATAATAAGTTTAAATACATGGAGCTTACTTGTGAGGAGGGAGTTCCAACATGAGTATAAGAACCAGCACTAGAAGAATTAACAATACACATAAAGTAGAAAAGATTTATCAAAAGCAATTGCAAAAAGTAATAGCTTTGGGCGGTCAAATTGTAATGAATGAGGCAAAGCAGTCAGTACAATCTCATGGGTCAAGTGGTATTACATATCAAAAATATAACCCTAAAAGAATACATACAGCATCAGCGGCCAATAAAACGCCAAATTCAGACACTGGTTATTTAGCAAGCAATATATATCTTAAAGTTGATGCGGATAAAATGGGATGTTCCATTGAAAGCCGCGCCGCATATAGTAAGTATTTAGAGTTTGGAACAAGTAAAATGACTGAGCGTCCCTTTTTACAGCCAGCTTTAGAGAGTAAACGAAAGAAAATAAAAGCTATGTTTGCTAAATTAAAAGCGAGGGCTACATAATGTCATTACATTCTTGGGAATTGCAAAAAGCAATATTTACAAAGTTAAATGGGAATGTTGATGGTTTGTCAGGTGCAAACATATCAGTTTATGATGATATTCCACAGGATACGAATTACCCTTATGTGCAGATCGGTGAAGAAACCGCTGTAAATGATGGGACAAAAACACTCGACGCAGTAGAGCATACCCTGACTATACACGTATGGTCACAATACAGGGGTAGACGTGAAATTAAGACGATTATGAAATCGGTCTATGATTTACTTCATAATACTGCTATAAGTGTAACAGGTGCATCGCTAGTGAATGTTAGACAGGAGTTTTCAACAACTCTAGCGGAAAATGACGGAATTACACGGCATGGGGTTATGAGATTTCGCGCTGTAGTGTTTGACAACTAAGGAGAATAAACATGGCGGCTCAAAAAGGTTCGTTACTACTATTAAAGATTGGAGCAGATGCCACAGCGGCGGCGGCTTCAGATACATACACAACAATAGGAGGTTTGCGCTCAACATCAATCAGCATGAACCAAGAAACTGTTGATGTGACAAATAAAGATAGCGCAAATGTTCGTACTATGCTTGCAGATGGCGGTGTTGAAAGCGTTTCAATAGCAGGGTCAGGTGTTTTTACAGACGCGGCTTCTGAGGCAACGCTTAGAACAGCATTTGGTGGAGCTGATATACCAAACTTTCAAGTAATTATTCCTGACTTTGGAACATACACAGGTAAGTTTGTTGTAACTTCATTAGAATATGCTGGTGAATTTAATGGCGAAGTAACTTATTCAGTCTCTTTAGAGAGTTCTGGGGCAAGTGTATTCGCAACAGTATAAGGAATAGACAATGGCTTGGATTGATACAGTTATCGAAATAGATGGCACTACTTATTCTGGTCATCGTCAAAACACGTTTTTCTCCGCACCATATGCATCAGGTCTTGAGGTTGGCGACAGCTTCAAGGCTGATGGGGTGACATATGTAGCAGAAGAAGTATCTGATCTGCATGGTAGGGGCGAAACGCTTACAATTGAAATAAAGGAGGTCAAGAATGACAAACCCAAAAAGGGGCGAATTAACAATAAGCCTATCAAATCAAGAGTTTCATTGCAAAGTGACAATGGACGTGATGATGCGGATTGAAACCGCTATGAATAAAAGTGTGATAAAAATTGCTAATACAATGCAAGATGGTGATTTGACTGCATTGCAGATGGTAGCCTTTTTATTACCAGTATTAAGATCAAGCGGAAAAGATATTAAAGACAAACAAGTGCAAGAGCTGGTTTGGAATAATGGAATTACTGACACAATGATGACTATAGCTCAAGTTATTACCTTTATAATAACTGGGGATGATGGTGATGAGGGAAACGAGGAAAGGGCGGCCAACCTTTAGAGGAAATTCCTTGGAATGATTGGATAAAACTTGCTCTTGGAAAAATGCAAATGCAACCGAGAGATTTTTGGGAAATGAGTTTACAAGAATTTTTACTATCAGTTGATGGATTTATAGAGTTCAATTCCAGTGGAGAGCCGTCCGCCATGCCAAGGGATGAACTTGAAGATTTGATGGAAAGGTTTCCTGACTAATGGCTACTCCAGTTGATACACTATTGGTTCGAATTGAAGCCGATATGCGCGACTTAAAGCGCGATTTAAATAAAGTTGCAAAGCATACTGAAAAAACTGGCAAGCGAATGGAGTCGGCCTTTAAGAAGGCTGGCAAAGCAATTGCTTCAGTTGCAAGTGTTGCTGTGTTGGGTTCATTCATAAAAGCATCCATACAAACTGGTATGGCTGTTGAGAACCTAAGAATTCAAATGGATGCTCTTTTAGGCTCTACTGAACAGGGTGCAAAAGCCTTTGATGCAATGACTGAGTTTGCATCTAAAGTTCCATTCAGCTTGGATGCAATCCAAAAAGGAGCTGGTTCTCTGGCGGCGGCTTCAGATAATGCAGAAGAATTATCAGGCTTATTACAGGCTACAGGTAATATCGCGGCGTTATTTGGCATACCATTCAATGAAGCGGCGGCTAATGTTCAAAGAGCAATGTCGGCTGGAATTGGTGCGGCTGATCGATTTAAAAATGAAGGCGTTAGTGCATTTGCTGGCTTTGAGGCTGGAGTTTCATATACAGCAGAACAAACAGCTAAAAAATTGATGGATACTTTCGGCGCTGGCGGTACTGCTGATGGGGCAATGGATGATTTTGCCAAAACATCTTCTGGTACTTTATCCATGTTTCAAGATGCAATGTTTAGTATGAGAAGGGCATTTGCTGAAAGTGGGCTAAATGATGCATTTAAGAATATAGTCGGCGCACTTACAAACCTAGCTGGTGAATTAGTTCCAACTATGAGGTTGCTTGGCGGTATTGCAAGCCTAGTTGGCAGTGTTTTAGCACCTGTCATAAACTTACTTGCTGATAATTTAAGACTAGTTGAGGCAATGTTAATTGTACTGGCAGTTAAATTCATTGCTTTCCGCGCTGGTATGGCTCTAAACGCTTTAGCAACAGCAGTGTTTTCGGGAAGCATAGTAACTTTAACGGGTGCTATGAAAGTATTAAGCACAGTATCTAAAACAATACTACCACTTGCTATATTCGCTGGCGTTTCTTTCTTGGTTATGAAGTTTCTTGAATTAAAAGAGAGAGTTGGAGGTTTCGGTGAGGCTCTTGGCATGATCAAAAGTGTTTTCACTGGTGTTTTTAATGTCATGACAACGGAAATAAATGTTTTCCAGTCTTTATTTAAAGGCTTTACTATGATGATTAAGGGTTTCTTCATGGGCGCTCTTGCTAACATGAAAATCAAATTTGCTGAATTTGTCATAGATGTAGCCAATAAATTAAGAAATATGCCTATGATGCAAGATAAAGTAAGGGGATTGAAGGAAATTGGAACGGATGTTCTGTCCTTTGGTCGAGAAGAGCAAAGAGAAGCTGAAAAGCTCATGGCGGCGTTTAATGAAGCACAGATAGAAGCTAGAAATATGCGAGCAAGAGGTGTATTACCCTTAACTAATGCATTGAAAGCTTTAAAAGTGGCTATGTCACCACCAGAAGATAGCAAAACAATGGATGATGCTCTAAATGAAACTAAAGCTAATATTCAGGCGCTGGAAGGTGCGGCCAATGGGGCTAAAGTTGCTACTGAAGATATGAAAGGCGCTTTGGCAAGCTTGCCAGAAACACTACCACAAGTCGCAGAAGTCGTTACTGATGTTAAAGATAAATTCACTGATCTTGAAAAAAGCTTTGCAGATGCGGCTAATGGCTTTGCAGATAGCCTTACTCAAATGGTAATGAACGGAAAGATCAATTTTAGCTCTATGAAAGAAATGTTCAAAGATATGGTCAGGCAAATGATTGCCGATGCACTGAAGGCACAGGTCATAAAGCCTTTGATCGGTGGACTATTCGGCGCGGCTGGAAATATGTTTGGTGGAGCAAGCAATCCATTAGGGCTGGCATTAGGTAATGTTGGAAAGGGTATATCATCTGGTCAATTGGCTGGCGGTGGTTCTGTAAATGGTGGCAATCCATATTTAGTGGGAGAACGCGGCCCAGAGCTATTCGTTCCAAATTCATCTGGGTCAATTATGAATAAACATAATACTCAAAACTCAATGGGTGGCGGTGGCACAGTTGTCAATCAGACAATCAATGTGCAATCTGGTGTAGCACAAACAGTACGGGCTGAAATGATCTCATTACTGCCTAGATTTAAACAAGACACAATGAACGCTGTAGTCGATGCTAAACGGCGCGGCGGTTCATTCGGTCAAGCATTCGGGTGATTTATGACAATAATAGCAATGCCAACAAGCCCAGCCTTTACCACATCTGATTGGGGTATAAGAAGGACTGTAGCCGTTTCAGAAAGCCCATTTACAGGGCAAACACAGGTTCAGAAGTATGCCAAGGCTCAATGGTATGCAACGCTTTCCCTGCCCCCAATGAAGCGCTCACAAGCAGTAGAATGGCAATCTTTCTTTATGCTGTTAGAAGGCAGAGCCAATACTTTCTTATTAGGCGACCCAGATGCAAAAACTGTTACTGGAGGCAACGCACCAACTTCTATAAGCGTTACATCAAGCGCAACTATAGGAACAACTCCAATTACAAGCGTTTCTTTGAATATTGGTGGTTCAAATAAAAAGCTAAATAAAGGCAGTTATTTGCAATTTGGTACTGGAGCAACTTCAAGGCTACATATGATTGTTGATGATAATACTGGAAATGGCGCAGTTACTATTCAACCGCCATTAAAAGACTCAATTACTACAGGAACAACTGTTACCTTTGCACCAGCACAAGGCTTGTTTCGAATGGACACTAATGAATTAACTTGGAGTGCTAATGAATTAAGTAATTATGGCATAACCTTTTCTTGTTCGGAGGCACTCTAATGCCTAGAGATATTCCAACATCCTTAATCACAGCATTAGAAAGTGGTGAATTTTCTCCATTTTATGCAATAGATTTAAATTTTTATAATGGTTTTGGTAATGTAGCCGCACCATTGTATCTCTGGACAGGTGTTGGAGATAAAAGCGCAAATGGGAATACATATTCTGGCGCTGGAGATTTACTTAGTATAGGAAATCTTGAAGAAGCCGCAGAACTTAAAGCAAGTGGATTAACTCTAAGCCTTTCTGGAGTTCCATCTAGTATTTTATTAGCGGCTTTATCGCATGAGTATTCTGGCAGGGATTGTAAGGTTTATTTTGGAATAGAGGGTAATTCCAATTTAATTGAAGTATTCACTGGTTATATGGACACAATGACTATTGATGATAGCCCAGAAAGTGCAACGATAACACTTACTGTAGAAAACAGGCTCATAGACTTAGAGCGAGTAAATCCATTTAGGTATACTCAAGAAAATCACAAAACTTTATATTCCAATGACACATTCTTTAGCTATGTTTCTGACTTGCAAGATCAGACCATAGAATGGGGACCAAAGTAATGTTGTTTCAACAGGAGTTTTTCTCCGATTGTTATGATGAAGCAAAAGAACTTTTAAA